GACGGGCGCGACATGATTCTCTACGCAAGGGTGAAGTGATATGGCCGACTTTGGAATTGGTGAAGCTGCTGCCGCCGCTGGCTCGGCTTCCGCTGCGGGCGCGGCATCTGCCGCTGCTGCTGCGAGTACTGCTGCTGCGGCGGGTTCGACTGCAGCCGCGGCCGGCACGGCAGCCGCGAGCACGGCGGCGGCGACCGCTGCGGCATCGGCAGGCACGTTGGCCGCGACGAGCGGTCTCAGCACACTCTTCGGCATCGCACCAGCGGCGACGGGCGCCGCAAGCTCGATCGGCACGCTGCAAGCCGTCGCGACTGGACTGAGCGCCGCCGGTTCGCTGGTGTCTGGCATCGAGGGGGCGAAGTCGTCGAGCGCGCAATCGACAATCGCAAAGCAGAATGCTGACGTCGCGAACCAGAACGCGAAGTCTGCTTTCGACGTCGGCATTCAGAAAGAAGAAGCCGTGCGGCGCAACTCCGCGCAGCAGCTCGGCGCGCAGGCAGCAGGCGCGAGCGAATCGGGCTTCGTCTCAAATAGCGGATCGATGCTTACCTCGCAGGTGCAGAGCGCTGGCGAGGCGGAGCTTGACGCTCTCCAGACGCGTTATCAAGGCATTCTGCAAGGGCAGGCCTATAAAGATCAGGCCGCGAATGATGAGTATCAGTCCAAGGTAGCCAGCAGCAACGCGACCAGCTCACTCATCGGCGGCGTCCTTGGCGCTGGCACGTCGGCGCTGATGAGCTATTCGCGCTTCGCGCGTCTCGGCGCGGGCGTGAGCGACTACACGCGAGGTGCCCTGTAATGCCAGTCCGCATCCCTACCTATCAGCAACAAGCCTCGATCCAGAGCGGCGCTCCTGCACCTGACGTCCCGATGGCGGTGCCGACCAGCAATCTCGGCCAGAGCATCGCGCAGGCCGGGCAAGCTGTCGGCACTTATGCCGACGCACAGATGCTCGTGCAAAAGGACGCTGCCGCGACAGAGGCTGCGCGCGTCACGTCGCAAGTCGGACTGCAACTGAATGCCGCCAAGAACGCCGCGCTTGCGAACGCGCCGACGGGCGGCTACGGTCTCTCGCAAGGCTTCCAGGAGACGTTCGACAAGCTGCGCACCGACACGCTCGAAGGCGTCACGAACCCGTATGCGCAGAAGGCGCTCAATCTCTACTTCGACCATCAGCAGACGATCTACGGCACGGCGATGCAGGATGCCGAGAGCACGATGCGCACGAAGTACATCGCATCGAATGTCACGGACTCTGCGGACAACGTAGCGCGCACGGTCGCGCAAGACCCGTCGCAATACAACGCCTCGCTCGCGCCGCTGATCGGCACCATCAACGGACTCGACGGCATCGACGGAAACCTGAAGGCCGCGCTTTCGAAGAAGGTCACACAGCAGGCCGCTGTCGCCGCCGGCACGCGCGTCGCCTCTGACAATCCCGCCGGGTTCATCAACGCCTTCCAGACGCCTGCGGATAAGCCGCTGCCCGCGGGCTTCGAGTGGATGCGCAACATCGAGGCGGACAAGCTCAACATCCTGACGAACCACGCGCAGGGCTTACTCGCGCAGCAGCAGAACGCGGCGGATCGCGAGGCACAGGCGCGCGAGACGCAGGCCACGTCTGCGTTCAATGCGGCATTCGACGTGATCTCGAAGGGGCAGAACCTGTCGACTCAGGCGTTGACGGATCTCCAGACTGCGGCGAAGGGAACGTCGGTTGAAGCGGATGCGCGCTCTCTCGCGCAAGTGCAGGCGCAGGGCGCGCAGTTCGGAAGCCAGTCGCTGACGCAGCAGGCCTCGACGCTCGAACGCATGCGCGCGGCGGCGGCCGATCCGAAGATCGGCGTCGATCCGATCGAGAGCAAGGTGCTCACGCAATACGAGCAGATCCACTCGGCAGCCGTCGACGCGTATAAGAAGAATCCGTGGCAGGCCGCGCAAGCCTATGGCGTGACACAGAACGCTCCAGTCGCGCAGATCCAATCCGTCGATAACGCGATCGCCGTGGCGAACTCGCGCGCGGGCGCGCAGGGTGTCGTCGAGCAGGCGGCCGGGCGCAAGGTGTCGCCGTTCCAGCCGGAAGAAGCGCAGCAACTTGCGAACGTTCTGCAGGCGCTGCCGGTCGATCAGCGCGCATCCGCCATCTCGCAACTCGGACGCACGATGCAAGATCCATCGCGCGCCGCGGACTTCGCCAAGCAGATCGGCGATTCGCACCGTCCGCTCTACCTGCAGCTGATGCAGGGTTCCATCAACGCGACGACTGTCGGCGGCTATCCGGTAGCGCAACTTATCGGCCAGGGCGAGCAGGCCATCCGCGATAAGACGGCCGGCATCGACGACAAGGTGCAGGAGGGCGCGCGCGCTCAGATTGCGCAGGCCGTGCGCGGCACGTTCGCGAGTGGCGTGCAGGATCAGGATGCGGTCGATTCGGCCTATTACATCTACGCCGCGCTGTCCGCGCGCGACAAGGTCGCACCGCAGTCGGTCGACGCGGCCAAGGTGAAACTCGCCGTCGACTCCGCGACCGGTGGCCTCACCACGTTCAACGGCAAGCCGACGGCGAAGCCCTACGGATGGGACGACGATCGCTTCAATGCGTCGGTCAAGGCCGTGACGCCCGCCAACGTGCAGACGCAAATTCCTGACGGCAATATCCATTTCGGCAAGACGAACATCCCCGTCGCGGACTTCATCTCGAAAGTGCCCGGCGCGCAGCTCGTGCGCGTCGCGCCTGAAGGCAGCTATGCGGTTGTCGCTGGCACCGGGTTCGCCACGAACAATGCCGGTCAGCCCATCATCCTCAAACTGAAATAAGCGATGGACATCAACGACCCGTACGCGAGCGACACACTCTCAGCCATCAGCGACGCGAACGCGCGGCCGCGCCCGGCACCTCCCGCGCCCACGCCGAACTGGTTCATGCGCGATGACAACCCTGTCGGCACGGCGGGCGCGGCGATCGGCAAGGGCGTCGCCTCTGGCCTGACTGCAACGGCGGGCTTCTGGTCGGACATCGTCGGCGCGTTCGGCGATGTGCAGGCAGGCTACGGTGCGCAAGCCGATCCGGCGCTGCTCGTCGATCCTGAAGCGCGGCGCAAGTTCGCCGAGCAGAGCGCGGACGCCGCCGCGCGCGTGCAGAGCGGCGATGCATTTTCCTCGCAGATCGGCTCGCGCCTGTATGGCATCGCGGCCGGCTTCACTCCCGACCCGATGACGAGCAACGTCGTCGACCGCACGCTGTTCGGCTTCACGAGCGTAGGCGCTCGCGCGCTCGGCTACTCGCTCGCTGGCGGTCCGCTGGTCGGCGCGACGCTCACGGCGGCGGACGTCGGCTCGGAAACCTCGCAGCGCCTGAAAGAGCAGGGCGTCGATATCGGCACGCGTACGGCGGTCGGCGCGGTGGAGGGCGCAGGCGCAGGCCTCGGCATCGTGGCACCGGTCGCGGGCAGCACCATGTTACGCACGGCGGCGCTTGTCGCTGGCGCGGGGCCGGGCGCGTACGTCACGCAGACCGCCGCAACGAAGGCGATTCTTGAAAACGCGGGCTACGACAAGATCGCGAACCAGTACGATCCGTTCGACCCGGTCGGGCTCGCTGTCTCGACTGCCGTGCCTGCGTTCTTCGGCGGCCTCCATATGCGCAGTGCGGCGCGCACGCCAGCGGCAGCACCCGGCGCGCCCGCCGCGCGACCGCTCGCGGACATGAGCGCCTCGGAACTGAAGGCCGTGCCGCACAACGATCCGCGTCTGGACGACTATGCTACGCAGGTAGAGCAGCAGAACGGCCTGCCGCCCGGTCTGCTCGTCGCGATCAAGAACGCTGGCGAGCGCTCGAACAGCGATCAGGTGAGCAGCGCACAGGCGCGCGGCGTCATGCAGTTCATCAAGGGAACGTGGGACGCATACGGCAAAGGCGACCCGACGAACCCGATGAACTCCATCGACGCTGCCGGCCGCTACTTTCCCGATCTGATCAAGCAATACGACGGCGACGTGCGCGCGGCGGTCGCGGCCTATAACGGAGGCACGAAGGCAGGCGACGCGGTGCATGCTGGCCGCCCGGCACCGACGAAGGAAACGCGCGATTATCTGGCCCGCGTTCAGCAGTATCTGAGCGACGGCGGGGCGCAAGAGATGGCCGGTCGCCGCGTGCCGACGCCGGATGAAGTCGATGCCGCGCGCGTCGCGCTGAACCGCGATCTGATCGACCGCACGAATCTCGCGAATCCGGATGACGTGCAGGGCCTCGCGGAGAACCTCACCGCGTTCCAGCGCGCGCAGGATCAGATGGGCCTCGGCACGCGCGTCGAAGTGTCAGACACGCTTCGCCCGGAGACGCTGGATCAGGCGTCGGCGATGGATGACATGATTGCGCGCATGGAAGCGCAGCACGCCGAGCTCACCGCGACCGCCGGGAACGCCGCTGACCGCGGCGAAGTCTCCGCGATGCGCGCGCAGCTCACCGCGCTCGAGCAGAACCCGCCGAACCTCG